CCACCACGCGGATCACCCGCACCACGCCATCAAAGGCATCCAGGACAAAAGCGACCGCTTTGGCAGCGGTACGGGCCCAGTCCTGAATCGTGTTGTCCTGCTGGAGTTGTTTGGCCTGCTGGTTCAAACGCTCAGTCATACTGCCCGCACCGACCAGCACATCCGTGAAATCACGCATGACAGGCAGCACGCCGGCGGCAATGGTGTTGTAGAGGGACTTCTTGCGGCCTTCAAGGCGGATCAGGTTTTTCTCATAGGCCTCGGCCTCTGCCGCCATTTCGGACGTCACCTTGGCGTTGAGTTCACCGATATCGGCCAGATCGCGCAGAAACGGCATCAACTCCGCGCCACGCTTGCCAAGCAATTGCTGCGCGGTGGCCACCGCCTGCGTGCTGCTGTCCATCGAGTCCAGCTTTTTGGCCAGGTCCAGCATGACCTCGCCGGAGTCCCGCAATTTTCCGTTGGAGTCGAGCACCGCAATGCCGAGCGACGCGAATTGGTCTGCCTGCTTCTGGCTGCCGCCCGCCGCCTCGTACATGGATCTGGCGAGTTTTTGCAGCCCGACGCCCACTTCCTCCAGACTGGTGCCAGACAGTTTGGCGGCGGACTTCAATCCCGAGAGTGCTTCGACGGACGCGCCGGTCTTCTGGGCCATGTGGTCCAACTCAGCCGCTGACTCGATCGCGCCCCTGATGCCATCGGCGAAAGCGTCGAAGGTGTAGGCGGCTGCCAGGCCTGCCACGGCACCCTTGACGGCTTTCATGGCGGTCTCAGACACATTGGTGATCGTGTCCATGGCCTTTTTGGCCATGAATTCGGCCTTGTTCAGGTCGGATTCGAACCGGGCGACATTGGCCTCGAGGCTGACCACGAGGCTGGCGAGGGTGGCCATGGAGTGGGGTTGTCCTTCTGGGGTTTCTTGTTTGCCCAAGAGGGCAGCGATCAGTCGGCTCTGGGCCTGTACGTCGGGTGTGGCATCAGTGGTCGCACCTACCTTGGCATCGGGCATGGCCTCCCGCAGCACCGGCATGAAGTCATGGGCTTGATAGGCATCCTGGTCCTCGCGCCGATGCACGTTGGCCACAGTCGCGCAAACCTGGCCGGCACGAAAATCTGCCCGGATATCAGGCAAACCTTCGATGCTCACGAATGCCAGCCACTCGGCGACCTGTGCGCTGGTCAAGCTGGCAAGGAGGTGGTCTGGGTGGGCGACTCCGAGGGCAAGGGCGAGGCGGAAGTAGAGGCGTCGCTCGGGCCGCCGTCGGAGTTTTTTGCGAGTTCATCCACATCGGCGTTGGACAGACCGTTGAGGCTTTGCGCGACCGCGAACACCCGATCCAGCGCCGCGCCCGATTTGGCACCGAGCAGATCGATTTCATCGTCGCTGAACACGCGCGCTCCTGTTTCATCGATCACACACAGCCCCACCAGGCGGGCGCGCATATTGGTGAGATCGACTTTGCGGTCTTTGCCGTCACCGCGCACCATGCTGGATTCAAAGGCATCGCGCTCGCGCCCGGTGAAGCTGCGCACGCGCACGGTGCCACCCCATTCGGGGACAGCGACGTCCTGGGTCTTGAGATCGTTGGCAGCCAGGATGCTGCTCTTGGTAAGCAATGTCATGCGGATTCCTATCAAAGTTGCGGGGGTAAATGGGGATATGGGGGGTTAGGCCCAGGTGATCGCGCCGGAGATGCGCAAGGTGGCGGAACGGCGAACCGCTTGGTCAACCGCGCCCTGACTGTTGAACTTCTTCACATAGGCGGTGAAGGTCGCGGTGTTGCCATTGGGCAGGGTCATCTTGAAGTTTTTGATCAGACCTGTGACCACTGCCGTCATCAACGCGATCTGTCCGGCGTCAGTGTTGTCCTGGTCGACCTCCAGGGCAAACTGCCCTGGGTCAAACAGGCCGAGAATGAATTCCTTGGCCGTGGAGTCAAAGTTCGTGCGGTCGATTTCCGATGCGGACCCGTCGAAGCCGTTGTAGCTGCGCACGTTGGCAACCTTGGTCCACTGCACCGGCGTCGCCGTTCCGCCGCTGGTGTAGGCGGTGAACCCGGTTGCATCCAGGTTGGCCAGGGTCACGATCTTGGTGGTGGGCTCGATGTATTGAATGACGTAGTTGTTGCCATTCATCTGCGTTGTGCCCACGATCGCAGCGAATGTCAGCACGTCGCCCTTATTCAGTCCAGTGACTGCGGCGAGCGTGACCCGGCACGGGTTGGTCAGAGAGATCGCGGTAATGTTGATTGCCGAGCCCACGGTCGTGCCGACCTGGACGGTGGTGCCTTGGGCAGAAATTGCAGTGCTTGCCATGGTGAGGTCCTTTCAATATTGAGAATCAAACGTTCAGATTCAGTAGTGCCAAAGTGAGAAATCCAGGATCACGCGGTGCAAGAGCGCATCGGACTCGAACTGGTCCTGCTCCAGCAGCAACACGTTGGTGATCGCGGATGTGCGCATCGCTGTCTTGACGGTCTCGGCCAGCGTCGTCACACCGGCGTAGGTCAGGTCGAAGCAGTCGATCTGCATGCGGGTGTTGTCGATGGGGATGCCATCGGCCAGGGTGTTTTCCGGGCTACTTGCCACGCGCATATAGACCACGTAGGGCTTTTGCACGTTGTTGGGCGCGACGTTCGGAAACACCCGTCCGCCGGCCACTCCTGCGAGGGCCGTGAACAATTGCTCTTGGATCATTTCTTGAGTTCCTGCGCGGCTTGCTCAATGCGCTCGGACAAACGGTCCTTGATCGCATCCACCGCTTCGAGCTTCTTGCCTTCGAAGGCGGGACGCAGGAACGGTTTAGCGCTCATCTTTACGGTGCCAAATTCCACGAAGCGCCAGTACCACGCGTCTTGCGACAGGTTCTCTTTTTTGCCCTGCTTTCGGTATTTCTTACCGTGGCGCACGGTCACAAAAAAGGTCTGCTTCTGCGGCCCAGAGAGTTCCGGGATCTGCTTCATGATGATCGAGCGCTTCAAGGTCCCCGGTGGCGGCTGATCCGGACCCAGTGCGGCGATGGCCACCGGCGCTTTAAGCTTGGCCTCGTCCCGAATCACCCGGGCCCCTGCATAGACCGCCGCACGCAGGCCATTGCGTGCCACGCGCTGTGGCAACTCCTTCAATGCGCGGGCCAGCTCGTCGAGGCCTTCGATCTTGACGCTCTCGGAATTAGACATCGCCCAGACCTTCCGACGCCAGCAGCGTCACCACCGCGTTCTTCTCTTCCTCGATCAACGACGCATGCAGGTTGAACACGCGACCCTTGTAAAGCGCGCGGTATCCGGCCACCACGCGGGTGTCGGCAAAGATCGCCTGATAGCGAACGATGATCTGATGCGAGACCTCACTGGCAACCCGCTGCGCGCTCTGGAGTTCTCGCCCGGTCAAGGGTTGGATGTCCGCCCAGACCGTGGTCAGATTCGCCCACGTCAGTTGTTGCGCGCCATACGTATCCTGGCTTGTACTGCGCGCCTGGATGAGCAGACGCCGGTTCAGTTGTCCGGCACGAATCGCTGTCATGCCAGGACCACCTTGAACGGATCGAGCAATCCGTCGATAAACGGCAGTGGCTCAATCTTGCCGCGCGCCAGCAGCGCTACTTCCTCACGGTGGGCATAAAGGCTGCCCACACGTAGCTTGATCCAGCTCTTGATGCCTTCGGGCACGTTGGCAGCGGCCCCGTAGCCGGCATCGAATGTGACCCAGACAGCACCGATCTGCGGTAGATTGATCGGCCAGATCTTGCCGAATACCGGCGTGATGCGCGCTGGTTCACACGCAGTGTCCACCGTGTAGTCGGTCGCTGGCATGGTCTGCGTGCTGCTGCCCATGTCCAGGTACTGGATGGAGACCACCGATTGCACCGGACATTTGGGAAGCAGAACTGCGTGCCCCGGCAGCGAAAACGGCAGACCAGCAGGTACACCCATGAGACTGGGCCCTGGAAAGCTGTCGAGCACCAGTTTCCAGCGCGCGGTGACGATTTGCCGACCCGTAAGTGTTTCTGCGGCCTGGCGAGCTGCTGAGATCAATGCGGTGATCAGCGCATCGTCATCGGTGAAATCCACCCGCAGATGGAGCTTGGCATCCGCCAGGGACACCGGCTCCTCCACAGGTGGGGTGACCAGTTGCAGAGGCATGGCTTATGGGCTAATGGCGGTGGCACTGGCACTGGCACTGGCACTGGCGGACGGTGCTGAGGGTGCCGAGGGTGCAGAAGCGGCTCCATCTGCTGCCACGTCCGGGACCACTATCGATTCAGCGATCCCGGCCGCAACCAACCGGGTCGTTTCCTCGGTGACCTCGTAGCTTTCGCCAGCGCGGTACTTGATGTAACTGTTGCCAGCACCATCGACCGCGTTGAAGTCCAGACTGAAAAGGATGCGCGTGCCCAAACTCATGATCAGCTCGCTCCTTAAATGATCTGGACCACAGCGGCCTGATTGAATGCGTCAGCCGTGGCGTAGCGCGGATTCACACCGAGC